CCTCGCTTTCTGTAATATGGCTCTGATACATTCAAGATGTAGCCAGTCACAATTCTTCACATCAAAATATTGTCCGTACACTTCTTTAATTTCCGCGTCTGTTAATTCATGCAACTTATAAAGCGGCGTCAGTTCAAACATGGGGTTTGGTGGCATTTCTTTAAAAAGTACGCCATTTTCAGACATATACGCTACTGATTCAGTCATGGTTCTTCTCCTTGGTTATTTACGGCAATATGGACACTTGACCAGTATGGTTAGTATCTTTGACTTACAATGTACGCAAATATAGTTGGTCATTTTGTATTATCTTTAACCATCTTACAAACTAATCGCCATTGCTCAAGCGTTGGCAATATGTCAGGATTCATTACAAAACAATCGTGCATAGAATGATGCGTTATTTGTTTACCACATTTGTCACAAGGAAACCATATTTGGTCAGTTACATAGTGTGTAGTCATTCTTCCCCCGCCTCTAGTCTTAGTCTTGCATTTTTTACAAAATCTGCTTCGTAATGTTTTGGTTCTTTGCACCGTTCGAGTTCTTTGGATAACCGATTAACTTCTAACATCAGCCGTGCAATCGTACCCTCGGCACTCTCAAGCAAAGTAATCAACTGTTGTTCGTTCATGTCTCGCTCGCTTTCTTTACCAATTCTTTTGTAAAATCCAATTGTCTTTTGTACATTTCTGTTAAATTTTTTGTGTACACTTCTTTTGTTTTTTCTTCTATTTCAGCCTCACATTGATGTTGAGTTATTTCATCATCCCATATACAAGTAACAATGTATTTCGCTTTCATGTCAGTTCCTCCATAGCAATTTCCGATAACGCTTTTTTATTTTTCAAGGCACCCAAAATGCGTTCCTCAATCGTTTTTGTTGTGATGAGGATGTAAACCCACACGTCATGCTTTTGACCGCTTCTATGCAGTCTACCGATGGTTTGTTCGTAATACTCTAGCGACCACGGCAGAGACACAAACACCATCTTGCATCCGCCATGTTGTAGGTTTAAACCATGTCCTGCCGATAGTGGGTGAATTAACAACAGTTCTATTTCGCCTGCGTTCCAGCGTGCAATTGACTGCGGATCATTGATTGTCTGTGCGTTAGGGTATCTACGCTTGAGTTCTGCCAGCTCCTCAACATAGTTGTAAACGATGATAGTGTTCGCTCGTTGGTTCTCATTTAACAACTCATCTAACATATCAAACTTATGGGTGCTAAACCAAATAGGCATTTGGGTGACGTTCATGCGCCCAGGCGTATTGGACGCAGTCGTTTCGGTACTGTAAACAAACCCTGACGACATCTGTTGTAACTTCTGTGTAACAACGGCTGCGCTAACCGCCGTAATTTTTTCTTTACCAAACTGAACAACAAAGTCCTTCTTCATCTTCTCATAATGGCTACGGTCAGCCATATCGCAACGCATCTCAACAATGTGTAGCGGTGGTAACTGATCAGCGTACTCGCCAGCGTCTAACACAAAGGTAGCAGGTTTGATTGTCTGCATCACTTCAGGCAGCGCCCCCTTGCGTGGCGCCCACTCGCCAAAGTCTTTGTTCATTAGAATAAAATACTTTTGCATAAAAGCCCCTTTAGACCGCCCTAACAACTGTTGGTCGATAATCTTACATTGTCCAAACACATCCTCAAGGCCATTGCTAGTAAACGATCCTGTCAAACCCCAACGTATTTTGATGGGGTCAATGACTTTATTAAGGGCTTTGAAACGTGCGCCTGATGGATTTTTTAGCCTAGTCAGCTCATCAAACACGATGCCGTCAAAGTCCATGTCGTCTGGCAACGATTGCAGATTGTCGTAGTTAGTTACAACCACTAGCGCCTTAGACTCAAACGCTTCTTTGCGTTGCTTTGGTGTGCCTACGGCAACGGCTAACTTCATAAACGGCGCCCACTTCGGCTGCTCAACAGGCCACACATCCGTGCAGACACGCTTGGGTGCTATGACTAGCCATCTAGTTACAACGCCGTTGTACAAACAATCGTACATAGCGCGTAGCGTAATAGCCGTCTTACCTGCACCAACAGGCGCAAGAATCATTGCACGGTCATGCTCATACAAAAAATCAGCGGCTATCTCTTGGTAGTCGCGTAACCTTAACCCATTCATCTATCTGCTCCTTAGTCCATAAACACGCATATTGTTGGGATAACCCCGTTACTTCTTCCATAAAAAATTTCTGTAAGGCAGATACTTTACCGCCCTTTGTTTTTAATTCTACAAACCACGTATCACCATTGGGCAAGCACGCTATCTGATCTGACACGCCGCGTTGATTGATTGACCTAAACTTATAAGTCTTTCCGCCTATTGACATTACTGCCCATTTAAAATAAGATTCAATTTCTTTTTCATTCATGTAAAAAAGTTTAACACATAATTTAAAAGTGTGGTAAAGTAGAATTTCAAATCAACTAAAGTAAAGGAAAATAAAAATGAAAGCGTACCCATTATCAACACAAAAGCACTACGGTCAATTAGGCATGGATCTAAGAGATTACTTTGCTATCTATTTTGCACAGGCACAAATTAATTTAATAAAAGATGAGCAGTTTGATGCATTAGAAACATTTAAAACATCTTACAAACTGGCTGACATTATGATGCAAGCGAGGGATGCATAATGGCTCAACATTCAAATATCGTCGGTGGCTCAACTGCCAAAAGGGTTATGGGTTGCCCTGGCTCTGTTGCTTTATGTGCCAAGATGCCACCAAGACCAAGTAGCGTGTACGCAGATCTTGGCACATTACTTCACAATGCAGTAGCACAAGTCTTAGACCAAGGCGTAACGCCTGAGTCTTTAATCGGTATGAAGTATCAAGACCAAGTGCTAACGCAAGATCATATCGACAACAAACTCCACGTCGCCCTTAATTTACTTGGCGAGATAGATCCTAAGCTAGAGATGGAATACGCTGTTGAAACCGAGGTTGGCTTTGGTGACTTCTTACCTAACGTGTTTGGCTCATGTGACTTGCTAGGCCGTATAGGTAATCGGGCTATTGTATTAGATTGGAAGTTTGGCGATGGCGTTGCCGTGGGGGTAGAAGAAAACGAACAGCTCTTATTTTACGCAGCAGCAGCTATGCGTACATCTTCAGTAGCATGGGTGTTTGACGGCGCAACAGAAATTGAGTGCGTCATTGTGCAACCGCCATCTGTCAAGCGTTGGGTGACAACAGTCGAGCGTGTCAAAATTTTTGAGAATAATTTAGTTGCGTCGGTCAAAGAATCACAGAAGAAGAACGCTGGACTGAGCGCGGGTGAGCATTGCCGATGGTGCGCTGCAAAACCAATCTGCCCTAAGATGACAGGCGCAGTCGAGCGTGCGCTACAGGAGCAGTTGGCGAGCCTCAACGCTGATATGATAGGTGGCTACTTAAAGAATTGTGATCTGTTAGAACAATGGATTACTGATCTGCGAGCGTTAGCGCATCAGATGTTAGAAGCAGACAAGCCTGTGCCAGGTTGGAAGTTAGTCAATAAGCGTGCTACACGCCAATGGGCAAACGATGATCGGGCAGCAGATGTGTTAGCAAAAGTAATTCCCGAAGCTGAGTTGTACGTAACCAAGTTGATTACACCAGCAGTTGCGGAAAAGGTACTCAAGAAGTTAGGTGATAAACTGCCTGACGATTTAGTAATAGCAGTAAGTAGTGGCAGTACGTTGGCGCGTGAAGAAGATCCACGCCCAGCCGTAGTACAAATCGGGAAGCAACTTGTTGCAGCCCTTTCTAAAATCCAATAGGAACTAAACTAATGTCTAATATAACTACGTTTTCAGCAGCAAATCTACCCTCAGTCACTTCATTATCGACAGCGCTACGCGCTTTAGAAACCGAAGTCGGCGCAGCAGGGGTTGTCATCCTCAAGATGGACAAGACAGGTCATTGGGTATTCGGTGCAGATCAGACCGAAGTCGATGACGGCTCTACATGGGCAGTTAATCCGTTCAGTTTTGTGCATGGCTTTATCGCATGGGGTGACGGTGAAGTGCTTGGCGAGAAGATGGTATCAGTATCTCAGCCATTACCTGAACTTGAAGAAGCGCCGCCAATGGCTCGCAAGGGTTGGGAGACTCAGGTCGGTATGTCTATGAAGTGTTTAAGTGGCGAAGATAAGGGTATGGAAGTGCGTTATACCACAACTAGCGTTGGCGGTAAGCGTTCCGTACAAGCCCTTGCAGTTGCTATCGCTACGCAAGTAGACACCGATCCGAAGTTGCCTGTGCCGATTGTAAATCTTGAAAAAGAGCATTACAGTCACAAGTCGTATGGTCGCATCTATACTCCAATTTTTAAAATTACAAGTTGGATGAGCATGACCGATGAAGGCAGTACACCCGCAGAAGAAACAGCCGTAGAAGTAGAAGAATCAGCAGCGCCTGTAGCAACAGCACGTAGACGTCGCAGCTAAAGAAATGGGGCTAGTCTGTAAGTATTCAGTCTAGTACACACAAGTCGAAAAGCTAAAAAAACCGACTAGCCCCACCTACTATGACAATCCTATATATTGATTTCGAGACGCGCTCACGCTGTGATCTACCTAGCCGTGGCGTCTATAACTACGCAAGGGATGCCAGCACGTCGGTGCTATGTCTATCTTATGCGTTTGACGATGAGGAAGTGCAGTCGTGGCTACCTGATCAAGAGTTTCCTTGGCAAATTGTTGACCATATCGTATCAGGCGGTCAAATTCGAGCGCATAACGCCGCGTTCGAGCGCTTGATTATGTGGTACGTCCTATGCCCAGACAAAGGAATCCCAGAACCGACTACGGAACAGTTCTATTGTACAGCTACGCAGGCTCGTGCCAACTGTGCGCCAGGCTCGCTTGATGATGTCGGCCGATTCGCAAGTGTTAATATGCGTAAGGATCACCGTGGTAATCAACTGATTCGCTTGCTATCTATCCCCAAAGCCGATGGTACATTTAACAATGACGTGACGCTCATGGCTGAAATGGTCGCCTACTGCGAACAGGATGTCAGAGCAATGCGTGCGATTAGTCAAGCTATGCGCCAACTGTCAGATGATGAGCTGTTAGACTATCATGTTAATGAGAAGATTAATGACCGAGGCGTGCTATTGGATAAACCCTTAGCCGAGTCAGCGATCAAGTACGCAAGCGCGGAGCTAATAGAAATAGAGAATTTAGTAGCAGAATTGACCGAAGGTGAAATATTAAGCGTGAGAAGCCCACGGATGCGTGAGTGGGTTCTTGCAAGAGTTGGCGATCAGGCCAAGAAATTGATGGAAAATTATAAAGATGGTGACAAAAAATATTCAATCGACAAAGCAGTTCGAGCTAATCTACTTGTGTGTGCTGAAGAAAATCCCGATGAGGTACCGCCGCAAGTTGCTGATGTTATCCAATGCGCGGACGACTTATGGGCGTCTAGTGTCGCAAAATTTAAAAGACTAAAGGAGTTAGCAGATGAAGAAGATAACCGAGTTCGTGGAGCATTTGTCTTTGCTGGTGGCGCAGCCACAGGTCGGGCAAGTAGCTATGGCGCCCAAGTACACAACTTTACCCGAAAGTGCGCCAAGGATCCTGATGCCGTTAGATCCGCAATGGTTAGAGGCCACTCAATTGTCCCTGCCTTTGGACGGCGGATCACAGATGTACTCAAGTCAATGCTCCGACCTGCCCTCATACCCGATCGGGGAAAATCATTAGTCGTTGCTGATTGGGCAGCAGTCGAGGCACGCGTCAACCCGTGGTTGTCTAACTGTCCAGCAGGCATCAAGAAGTTAGATCTGTTCCGTACTGGTGAGGATGTTTACAAGGTCAACGCTAGCGCAACATTCCATGTGCCAGTTGATCAGATTACATCTGAGCAGAGACAGATCGGCAAGGTACAAGAGTTAGCGTGCGGGTTTGCAGGTGGCGTGGGAGCGTTCGCTGCGATGGGCCGAGCGTATGGTATTTTGTTACCCGAACCTGAAGCCAAGCGGATGGTTAATGCGTGGCGTTTAGCGAATCCGTGGTCGGTGCCGTACTGGCAAGATCTCGAAAATGCCTACACAAGGGCAATGCGTAACAAAGGACATGAGTTTAGAGCAGGGCGAGTAACCTATTTATTTGATGGTCAACATCTATGGTATGCACTTCCAAGTGGGCGTGTGTTATGCTATCCATTCGCCCGATTAGATACAGACGGAGTTAGTTATGCCAAAGCATCGTGGAAGCCAGCAGCAGACGCTAAAGAGTGGCCAAGAGCAAGACTCTGGAAAGGTTTGGCCTGTGAAAACATTACACAAGCCGTCGCCAATGACTTACTGCGACACGCTTTGCGAGGCTTGGATGATGTGGTTTTGCACATCCATGATGAAATTGTGGTCGAGTCAGCAACACCTGAAATAGCAGTACAAATAATCAAAGACGTTATGTGTACCCCACCCGCATGGGCTGAGGGATTACCCCTAGACGTAGAGGCAAGCATTATGACAAGGTATGGAAAGTAAAAAAAAAACCCCTAGTTTTGGGCTAGGGGCAACTCATTCACGGAAGGAAAACACAAAATGTACAACTTTTTAGAGTTTATCACACAATTAGCACCCGATGGCGAGACTGCCTTGATTGTGCGCCAAAAGCCACAGTTAAAAGATGGCGCGTTGCAGTTGCACGCTGACGGCGCTATCAAATGTACATGGCCTGCGTACTTGCCTAGTCAGAAGATGCGTGCTGGTGAGGCGTGGTATATCAATACGGCGTCGTTTATCATAGACCGATTCGAGGATGGGCGCGTATCAGCGTCCGCAGTCAATTGCGAGTTTGTGTTATTTATGATGTTAGATGACATCGGCACCAAATCAAAAACACCGCCCCTTGCACCGACATGGATTCTTGAGACTAGCCCTGATAATTTTCAGTACGGCTATGCTTTCTCGGAACAACCCACCAAGGGTGAGTTCACGGCAGCGGTCAAAGCCATTGCTGCGGCAGGTTACACCGATGCAGGCGCTACAAACGCAGTCCGTAATGTGCGTCTGCCAGGCTCAATTAACCTGAAGCCTGGGCGTGATAACTTCGAAGCCAAGTTAGTTGAGTTTCACCCTGAGCGTGATTACACGCTAGGCGACATTTGCACGGCGCTAGGTGTAACACCTGCGCCTGCCGATACGAATCACTACGCGCCAATCAGGTTAGCCGACAATGGTGGCGATGATGTGCTATCATGGCTTAATGATCAAGGCATGGTTCTTTCCAAGATCAATGGCGAAGGATGGTTATCAGTCACTTGCCCCAACAGTGCCGAGCATACCGATGGCAACCCCGAAGGTCGGTACAAACCCCTAGATCGTTCTTATTGCTGCTTACACTCGCATTGTGTCGATTTCGGCAGTCAAACATTTTTAGATTGGGTCGCCGCTAACGGTGGCCCTAAAGTTACTCACGGCCTACGTGACAAATTGATTGCTGAGGCGATGACCGTAGCGCTCGCCAAGATCACCCCGTCCGATATGTTTACCGATGACGCCGATGCTAAGATAGCCGAGGTCGAGCGCAAAGAGTTAGGCCGTGTCGAAAAGTCCAAGTGGTATGAGCGGTTCGCGTATGTGCAAGACGATGAGTCTTATTTTGATATGCAAGACCGTCGTGAGGTGTCGAGACAGACTTTTAACGCTCTGTTCCGTCACATCAAGTGTATGTCAATCCATGCGCCTACCACGAAGGTTGAGGCATCTATCTGCTTTGACCAGAACAGACAAACAATGGGCGCTAAGGCGCTTGTGGGGATTACATACGCTGCGGGTGAGACTGTGTTAGTCGCCCGTGACGGTGATTTATACGGCAACCGTTGGCGTGACGCTAGACCTGATGTGTCATCCGTGGTGGCCTCAGACTTGGGCGTCGCCCCGTGGCTGAATCATTGCCGTGAGCTTGTGCCTGAACCCGCCGAGTTAGAACACCTGCTTGACATCATGGCCTGCAAGGTGCAGCACCCGCAAGTTAAGATCAATCATGCCGTGTTGCATGGCGGCGATGAGGGCAGCGGTAAAGATACGATGTGGGCGCCGTTCATTTGGGCAGTCTGTGGCAGTCACCTCAAGAACCGTGGCATCATGGATAACAACTCCATTAATTCGCAATGGGGTTATCAATTAGAGTCTGAGATTCTATTGATTAACGAATTAAAAGAACCCGATGCGTCTGCCCGTAGGCAGTTGGCCAATCAATTAAAGCCCATCATAGCGGCGCCGCCTGAGATGTTGCCAATCAACCGTAAGGGTTTACACCCGTACCAGATGGCCAACCGTGTGTTTGTCCTTGCATTCTCGAATGATCCTGTGCCGATCTCGTTAGCGTCTCAGGACAGACGTTGGTTTTGCGTATGGTCAGCAGCAGCTAGGATGGATGCCAAAGTAGCTCAGGCGCTGTGGGCGTGGTATCGCAAGGGCGGGTTTGAGTCTATTGCCGCGTGGTTGCACGCCCGTGACGTAACTAAGTTTAACCCTGCCGCAGCGCCTGCCATGACTGAGTTTAAGGCCAATTTAGTTGAGCATGGCATGAGCATGGCCGAGAGTTATTTAGTTGAGATGCTGAAAAGTCGTACCAGCGAGTTTGCCCGTGGCGTGATTGGCTCACCATTTCATGCGCTTTGTGATCGTTTAGCAGGATTAGCGCCTAGCAACGTGAAGGTACCGCAAGCTGCTTTGTTACACGCTTTGAAGGAAGCAGGCTGGATAGATTGTGGACGCCTTGCAAGCGCAGACTTCAAGAGTAAGAAGCATATCTATGCTGCGCCTGAAGTAGCGCACGTGTTGAGTAAGTCTGAGCTAAGGCGTGCGGTAGAGGACTTGCCGATGCCTCAGAAAGTCAATACAAAATGAATCGAAAATAGCGTCTTTAAAACTAATCGAAAATAGCGTCCCGATACCTAATCGAAAAAAGCGTCCCCATAAAAATATAGAAATGTGTATAGCCCACGCCCGTCACCCACGGGCGCAAGCGTAAAAAAAAGCAAAAAAAAGTCAAAAAAAGTCAAAAAATCCAAAAAAATAAGGCCAAAAAAACCCGCTTTTAACGGGCGAGCGGCGCCAGCTGGTCGCAGATCCGCGGCGCCAGGCGTAAAAAAAAGCCCGCTGTAGGCGGGCCATGGTTTATAAGATTGCTGGTTTAAAGATCGAATACAGCAACTATTAATAAGACTATAGATCCTGCGATGATAGCGATTAGCATTAGTGATATAACCCCATTAATAGCAGCTCCTCGCCGCCGTACACTTTAGCAGCGCCGCAGCAAGCGCAGCTATACCTACGCGCGTCTGGCTCTACTGTATCTGACTCAGCGCCGCACGCCAGGCAAAATCCCGCCATGCTATCAATAGCCGCCATTAATTGTTTTTCACTAGGTTTATATTGTGTTTTACCGTTTTTTGTTTTATATGTTTTCATGTTGAAATTTTCCCGTTATATTTGCGAGCAAATAGCTGCGCGCTTGTTTTATCGTTAAATCTTATTGAGTAATCCTCGCCCTGGATGCGATACCGTACGATATACATTAAAAGCCCCCCGTACGATAAATATAAATAAGCGCAAGGCCTAAGCCCATGGCGGCCGCAAATAGGCCGCCTAGTAAGTAATCAATAAATGTTTTCATGTTTTCCTTAATTAATGTATTGGCTTAAAGTAAGCCCTATTATTACGCCATATAAAACGTGCAATATAAACGTAAGCATATTACGCCGCCTTTAGATAAAAGATCTTACTAGCGGCTTTTTTGGCGCTGCCATGGGCCTTAAAACCTATAATCACAGCGCGGGCCACGTTAGCGCATAATTTACAAGTGCTGCAGCTTACATTGTCGCGTGTTTGAGCGGGGCATACAATGACAGTATTGCCGCCAGGCGTTACGCTTTTATCCTGGTAATCTTCGGGTAACAAGGTTACGACGGGGCCAATATTCAATTTGATTAGTTTATCCGCTTGCGCTAGATTATCCGCGCTCAAATTGATCGTAAACCCGCTTTTATTAGCTAATTTTACCAGGGCTTTATTTACTAACGCGATTGGATCGCGGCCTAATACTGGCTTATGAGTGTAAGTAAATCCGTTAGCAGCTGCCGCCTGGTTAGCTTTTACTAGGGCGCCTAATTTGCTTTTATCGATCTTATTACCCGCGCCTGGTAAATCGCCCGCCTGGTTATGACGCCATAGTTGGCCTATCTCGAATTGTTTGATCTGGTTTAAAAATTCATTCCAGGCGCCGCCGCGCTGTTTAGTACTAACCTTATTCCAATGTAAAGCAAGCGGCCCGCTTTTAGCATAGCAGCTAGTTTTATGCGGGCAGCCAGGCGGGCAGCTTTTTTGTTCTGTAGTGCTAACGGGGATCGGCCCCGTTTTCACGTTAGCGCTTTTTAATGTCAAATGTACTTGCATTGTGTTTTCCTTTACTTTAGTTTAGTTTATTGATCGTTAAAATAACAATCCAATAAGCGCCAGGGCGGCGGCGCTTATTAGCTTATTACTTAGGTAATATATTGTTAATTTTTTTACCGTTAAACATTTGATTAGACCAGGCGTTAAAAATAGCTATTTTCACGGTTTCCCGTTTATCCTCTGGTAGATCCGCTAACGAATTTTCTAAGTACTTAAGAACATCATTAATCATTTTTTCTGGCGTGATAATCATTTTTTAGCTTCCTTTATTAGGTAATATGCAGCCAGGGAAAGCGCGTGCATGATCTTCTAATTGTTTAATAAATTCACGCTCTAATTGGAAATTATTGTCAAATGCTGCGCCAGAGTAAGTATGCGAGGCGGGATCATCATAAGCCGCCATGATTGAATTACGATCTAAGGCCGCAGCTGGTAACGCGTAATCTATCCCACGATCAATATCAACCATGATAACGACGCCATTGTGTACCGCAGCTGCGATCCGTTGTCCTTTTTCGGAATAATGGCGGCCTGTATTAAAACTGATTATTTTATCGATTTGCATTTTGTTTTCCTTTAGTTTAGTTAATTACCACGAAATAAAATCATCTTGCAATCTTTCGAATATTTCTAGCGCTTGCTCAATTGCAGCTTGCTCTGAAATATCCTTTTCAAGATATGGCGAGTAGTCAACGGGCGTGATTTTATACCCGTTATCTTTAGATAAATATCTTGCTTGCGTTATGTATTGTTGCATTTTGTTTGCCTTTCTTTCTATTTGTTTGTTGCGTACTGCTATTAGAGGGTATCATGCTTTTTTAACTATTGCAACGTATTTTGTTACAAATACAACAAAATAGTAAAAAATTGTCAAAATATTGTCTTGAATTGTCAAATGACAATGGCCAAATGACAATTGATAGCGCCAATTGGCATAATGCGCGGGAAGATTTATAGGTCAAATTGTCATTTTATTAGATATATTTAAGTACATTAAAATTAATAAATATAGGCTGCTATGGCGTCAATTTAAAATGGCCGACAATATGACGTATTTGACCTATAATCCCCGCGCCCTATGCCGGCGCCAAAAATCCCTAAACTAATTTATATGTCATATTGTCATTTGACAATTTGACTTATAAGATTACAGCTAACAGCTAAAAGCTGGGAGCCATGGCGCTAACTATTTTGGCGTGACAATTTGACAATGTGACAATGACCGCGCCCTGGTCGCATGATCGCGCGCCGCCATGCCACGCCTCGCGCTTGCTACCCGCATAAATGTTAGTTAGGGCTTACACTTATGCAAGTTAGTGCCTGCTAACCATAGGGCATTTAATTTTTGCATGGGGGGGGGTAGGGCCGAGCCGAACGGCCCTATGGCGGCGGAGCGTTTGCTCAAACTTTTTATTTTTTTATAAAAAAACTATGCTAATATTCCACCATGTTTGATAACTTTCATTCCTATGTGTATGAGCCACGCAAGCTAGAAGCTACCGAGGCTAGATTGCAACGCATCTACGACGCTGCCAAGTTAGGACTCAAAGGCGACACATTAGCACTCGCTGCTGGGATGCGCCCTACCGAATACCGACAGCTCACGCAACTAGATCCCATTGCTGAATACGCTGAACAAAAAGGCAAAGCCGATGGCGAGATGGCGTTATCAGCGATACTGCACAAAGCCGCAGCTGATGGCGACGCTAAAGCTGCGCTAGAAATCCTCAAGCATCAGCATGGCTGGGTAGCTAAACAACAACTGTCGATAGATGTTGATCAACGCATCTCGATCACAGCCGCACTCGAACAAGCGCAACACCGCGTAATTGAAGGCGTGTTCAAACAAGTGGATGATCAAACTAACGATGCCGAAATGCTCCACGTGAAACCACCTGAACGCAAACAAAAAGTCGCATAAATGCAATCTACCATTTACTCAGCGCAAGACGAACAAGAGTTAATGTCACGCCTGTGGAGTCCTGCAATCAAGGACAACCCGCTAGCGTTTGTGATGTATTGCTATCCGTGGTCGCAACAGGGTACGCCGCTTGAGAATTTCACAGGGCCACGCAAGTGGCAGCGTGAGATCTTACTGGACATAGCCGAACATATTAAGCAGAATCAAGGCAAGCTAGACTTTGATGTACTAAGAGAAGCGGTAGCGTCTGGGCGTGGAATTGGTAAGTCGGCGCTAGTCTCATGGCTAGAACATTGGATGTTATCAACCAGAATAGGCGCAACCGTCATCGTGTCGGCTAACTCGGAATCGCAGCTGCGCTCAGTCACCTGGGCGGAGATAACGAAATGGTTATCCATGTCCATCAACAGCCATTGGTTTGAGGTATCAGCAACACGGGTGATGCCAGCCAAATGGTTGACTGAGCTAGTCGAGCGTGATCTGAAAAAAGGCACGCGGTATTGGGGTGTTGAAGGACGGCTATGGTCGGCGGAGAATCCTGACGCTTACGCAGGGGTTCACAACTACGACGGGGTAATGGTTATATTCGATGAGGCATCGGGTATTGATGATTCTATCTGGGCGGTGACATCTGGGTTCTTCACAGAGAACACGCCCAACAGGTTTTGGATGGCGTTTAGCAACCCACGGCGGAATTCGGGATATTTTTATGAGGCGTTCCACTCTAAGCGAGAGTTTTGGAAAAACCGCAACATTGACTCGCGCCAAGTCGAAGGTACTGACAAGAACGTCTATGAGCAGATCATCGCTGAGTACGGCTCGGACTCGGTGCAAGCCCACGTCGAAGTGTACGGTATGTTCCCGAACGCGTCCGATGATCAGTTCATTAGCGTCAACACAGTCGAAGAAGCCATGCAACGGGAAAAGTACAAGGACAATACTGCGCCGATCATCATAGGGGTTGACCCTGCACGGTTTGGCTCGGACTCAACCGTCATCGCTGTCAGACAAGGGCGGGATGTGATAGCCATCAAGCGGCACAAAGGTGACGATACAATGGAAACAGTTGGGCGGGTCATCGAGGCTATCGAGGAATATCAGCCAACGCTAGTCAACATCGACGAAGGTGGGCTAGGAGCTGGGGTAGTGGATAGGCTAAAAGAGCAACGCTATAAGATCAAAGGCGTTAACTTCGGAAACAAAGCAAAGAACAGTATGATGTACGGAAACAAACGGGCGGAGATGTGGGGCGATATGCGAGAATGGCTCAAGTCAGCCAGCGTGCCTACGGATCGGTACTTGAAAAGTGATCTGATCTCGCCCATGATGAAGCCTGATAGCAAGGGGAGCATCTTCTTGGAATCGAAGAAGGATATGAGATCAAGAGGGCTGGCGTCACCAGACGCAGCCGACGCTATTGCATTGACTTTCGCTTTTCCTGTTGCACATCGGGAATATAAAGGTATAATCCGAAAGAATACGTACCAGAATCAAGGTGCGGTCTCTAACTCTTGGATGGGGTCATAATGGCTACTAAACACGATAAACCAATAGCTCGCACAACCACGGGTAAGGGTAAGAACTATAACCCAACTGATAAGGGTGCGGGGATGACCGCCAAAGGGCGCGCCGAGTACAATGCAAAAAACAACAGTAATTTGAAAGCACCTGCACCGAATCCGAAAACAAAAGCAGATGCTGGTAGAAAAGCATCGTTTTGCGCTAGAATGTCTGGTGTAGTTAAACACGCTAAAGGCGACGCCCCCCGCGCTAAAGCATCTTTAAAGAATTGGAACTGCTAATGGCGACTAAACCTGGACTATATGCTAATATTCACGCTAAACGTGCAAGAATAGAAGCAGGATCTAAAGAAAAAATGCGCAAAGTGGGTAGTAAAGGTGCGCCAACTGCCAAAGATTTTAAAGATTCAGCTAAAACTGCTAAGAAAGGCAAATAACCATGCCGTTAAAAAAATCAGCTAGTCCTAAAGCATTTCGAGAAAATGTCCGCGCTGAAGTAAAAGCAGGCAAACCTGTCAAACAAGCGGTGGCGATAGCGTATGCTACCAAGCGCAGCGCAGCTAAACCAGCAGGCAAAATGAAAAAATAATGGCATACGACCAGTCAAACATGAACCTTGTCGGTAAAGTAGCCGACGTCGGTAGCAATCCAACAACCAATGAAGATCCAAAGGATAAGCTATCTACGATGCGCTCACGCTTTACAACAGCGTTGTCAGCGTATAGCGAATCCCGTGAAGATGAATTAGATGACCTTCGATTTATGGCTGGTTCTCCAGATAATCAATGGCAATGGCCTGCTGACGTATTGGCAACTAGAGGATCTGTTCAAGGGCAGACCATCAACGCTAGACCTTGCCTCACTATTAACAAATTGCCTCAACACGTCAGGCAAGTTACTAACGAACAACGTCAAAATCGACCTTCTGGGAAGGTAATCCCTGCGGATGATAAAGGCGACGTTGAAGTTGCTGAAATCTTTGATGGCATGGTGCGTCATATAGAGTACATCTCTGATGCGGATGTAGCCTATGATACGGCTTGCGACAATCAAGTCACCTACGGTGAAGGTTATATCCGTATTTTGACCGAATATTTAAACGATGCAACTTTTGATCAAGACATCCGTATTGGGCGAGTTCGCAATGCTTTTAGCGTTTACATGGATCCAATGATTCAAGACCCATGCGGGTCGGATGCTGAATATTGTTTTATTACAGAAGATATACAAAAAGCTGAGTATGAAAGGGAATTCCCAGACGCTGCGCCCATCTCATCCATGTTAGCGCAAGGCGTAGGTGATTCCTCACTTAGCCAATGGATAAACGAAAATACAATCCGTATTGCTGAGTATTTTTACTACAAACATACACCAACTAAACTCAATCTGTACCCAGGCAATATGAGCCATTTTGACGGCTCACCTGAAGATAAGCAGATGAAGATGATGGGCTTAAAACCAATCAAGAGTCGGATGGTGGATGTTAAAAAAGTTATGTGGATGAAAACCAACGGTTTTGAAGTGCTAGAAGAAAGAGAATGGGCAGGCAAGTTTATTCCTGTTATTCGGGTAGTTGGTAACGAATTTGAAGTAGATGGTCGTCTGTATGTGTCAGGCTTAGTGCGAAACGCTAAAGATGCCCAAAGAATGTATAACTATTGGGTTAGCCAAGAAGCTGAAATGTTGGCATTGGCACCGAAAGCGCCATTTATCGGTTACGGCGGTCAGTTTGAAGGTTACGAACAGAACTGGAAAACAGCCAACACAACCAATTGGCCTTATTTAGAAATTAACCCAGATGTAACGGACGGCGCAGGCGCAGTATTGCCATTACCGCAACGCGCCCAACCGCCAATGGCATCGAGTGGGCTACTGCAAGCAAAAGCTGGCGCATCCGATGACATTAAATCTACCACAGGCCAATACGACTCGAGCTTAGGTGCCACAAGCAACGAACGCTCAGGTCGGGCTATCCTGGCAAGAGAGAAACAAGGCGATACGGGTACATACCACTATGTTGATAATCTATCTAGAGCTATTCGCCATGTGACTCGACAACTAGTCGATATGATCCCTAAAATATACGATACCGAGCGCATTGCAAGGATTGTAGGCTTAGATGGTGAAGTCGATATGGTAAAGATTAACCCAATGCAACCTGAAGCTGTCAAAAAAATCATTGATGAGCAGGGCATGGTCATAGAAAAAGTCTATAACCCTAGCGTTGGTACATACGATGTAGTAGTTACTACTGGCCCAAGCTACATGACTAAGCGTCAAGAGTCATTAGATGCAATGAGTCAACTATTGCAGGGCAACCCGCAACTTTGGTCGGTAGCTGGTGATTTGTTTGTTAAGAATATGGATTGGCCTGGCGCGCAAGAAATGGCAAAACGCTTTGCTAAGACAATTGATCCAAAATTAATGCAAGATGACGATAAACCCCCTGAGCTACAGGCTGCTGAACAACAGATTCAAGCAATGGGCCAAGAACTCGACCAATTACAAGGGATGCTACAAAATGTTAATAAATCAATGGAAGCTCAAGATCTCCAACGTAAAGAATTTGAAGCCACTATTAAAGCGTTTGATGCAGAAACTAAGAGACTTACTGCCGTTCAAGCGTCCATGACACCTGAACAGATCCAAGATATTGT